TATGTAAGGGATAGAAAAGAATTTTTACATTATTTCCCTATAAAGCACTGTTACCAACCATCACCCTCCCCCCATACGTATATACCTCAATTAACACAAGCTCACACGCAGTTATACAATAGGTATCCGGAGATACAAAATCTAAACACAATTGTACCGATCGTAAAACACTATGAGGTATGTGAACAAAACTACGTTAATTTTAGTGGTTTAAACCAAAATCCGTTTTACAATAAGGCGGCATTGGTGTTTAATCAACTAGAACGAGCGGGTATAAAAGTGGACCAAACCAAATTCGAGCAGTACTTCGATAAAGAGGTAAACGAGTTTATTTACACGCAATATAATTTAAATACATTAACCACAAGACCCTCAAATGCGTTCGGGGGAATTAATTTTTCAGCTTTAGATAAAAACAATGGAGAAAGAGAGTGCTTTATACCGCGTAATGATATTTTTGTTGAAATGGATATTTCTGCTTATCATCCTACCCTTCTTGCTAACTTATTGGATTACACTTTCGATAGCGACGATATTCATGGGAGTTTTGCTCAAATGTATGGAGTGGATTACGCCAAAGCAAAAGAAATCACATTCAAACAAATCTATGGAGGTGTTTGGAAAGAATACCAAAACCTACCATTCTTTAGAAAAGTAATAGCATATACGGATGGTTTATGGGATGACTTCCAATATGGGGGATCCATTGAGTGCCCTATTTCAGGATATAAGTTCAAACAAAAAGAACTGGAAAACATGAATCCACAAAAACTTTTGAATTACGTGTTACAAAACTTGGAGACAGCAAATAATGTTTGTATATTGTATGAAATATTTAAAATATTACGAGGTAAAAACACAAAACTCGTATTATATGTGTACGATTCATTTTTGTTTGATGTAGATAAGAGCGAGAAAGATGTGCTAAAGGAAATAGCAAAAGTGATAAATGAAAAAAATCTACAATTTAAAGTAAAAACGGGCACTAATTATGCCAATATAAAATAAAAGTTATGTATAATACTCTTGAACAGCCTTCATATATGTATAATCAATATGATTACGATCAACTATTAGATTTTACATCCATGAATAATAGACTGTTTTGCACTTTTACTCCTCTTTTAGAGTTAGATACTCTAATTGAGAGTTTGGCTAACAAATATGTTATAATGTATGATAAAATGTTCGTACTGCATATTAAAAGCAATAACGAATATGTTGTAACATATAACGTGGATCAAGGAAATGTAAACGACATTCCCGAAAATACTATTTTGGTACACAGAAAAAAAGAATCAAATACCTTATATACAATAAACGCATTAAACGAGTTAATCAAAAGATTGAACGGCGGAGTTGTTGATACTCACTTCCCGGTGAATTGGCAACATTATAAAAATTGTATATTACTTACCCAACATAATGAAATTAAGCAACTAAATACAAAGATTTTCAAAATCGTTGAATTATAGTTGGATTATTGAATAAAGGTTATTATATTAAAGTTGTAAACAAATAAATTAGTTATATTATGAATCTAGATGCAATCAAGAAAAAACTTGAGTCTATGCAGACACCTAAATCATCAGGTGGAAGCTCAACAAACACTTTCCCAAGATTTAAACCATCAATAGGAAAACAAACAGTTCGTGTTGTACCTTTTAAGTACAATAAAGAATTCCCATTCACAGAAATGAAATTCTATTACGGAATTGGTAGTAAAAAAGTAATTGCCTCTCCATTAAACTGGGGTGAGAAAGATCCAATTGCTGAATTCGCAAAACAATTGCGTGGTACAAACGACAAAGAAAACTGGCGTTTAGCTAAAAAATTAGACCCTAAAACACGTGTATTCGCTCCTGTAATCGTTAGAGGTGAGGAATCAGAAGGTGTTCAAATGTGGGAATTTGGTAAAGAAATTTACGAAGCATTTTTGCAAATGGCCGCTGATGAAGAAGTAGGTGATTTTACAGACATCATGTCAGGTAGAGACATTAAATTAGTTACAGTTGGACCAGATGTTACAGGTACTGCTTATAACAAAACAACTATCCAACCTTCAATGAAAATGTCTTCATTAACAGAAGATTCAACATTGTTAGAGAAATGGTTAGATGAGCAAACTAATCCAAAAGAATCTTACAAAATGTTACCTTTTGATGATATCAAAGCAGCATTACAAGAATGGTTAGCTCCTGAAAACGATGAAGGATCGATTGAAGAATCTTTAAATTTCACCAAAGAAGAACCTAAAACAAACTATAGTCTATCAGCTAAACCTGCTGCTAAAAAATCAAAAGCAGATGCATTTGATGATTTATTTGAAGAAGATGATGATATGCCATTTTAATTTATATAAATTATGGCTAAGACAACAAGAAAATCACTAACTGAGGCGGCTAGTAAGGAACTGAAATCCGCCTTCAGTTTAGACAAATTTAAAGCGAATAAGGGTTTAGCATCTAATGTTAAATTTAAGGAGCAAAAATGGATTCCATTCTCTCCCGCTTTACAAGAAGCACTATCTATTCCTGGCATTCCTATGGGTCATAATTCAATGGTTCGAGGAAAATCAAACACAGGAAAATCTACTATGACTATTGAGGTAGCAGTTAATGCTCAAAAAATGGGAATATTACCTGTATTGATTGTTACAGAGATGAAACACGATTGGAATCACTGGAGAACAATGGGGTTTGATATGGAAGATATAGTTGATGAGGAAACAGGTGAAATAATTGACCAAACTGGATTCTTTATTTATCGAGATAGAAGTTCATTAAACTCAATTGAGGATATTGCAACATTTATTATTGATTTATTAACTGAACAGAAAAAAGGTAATTTGCCATACGACTTATTATTCATATGGGATTCAGTCGGTTCAATTCCTTGTGATATGTCCATTAATCAGGGTAAAAACAACCCAATGTGGAATGCAGGAGCTATCGCAACTCAATTTGGGAACTTTATTAATCAACAGATTGTAATGTCTCGTAAGGAAAGCTCAAAATACACGAATACTCTGTTTATTGTGAACAAAGTAGGTGTAGCACCTGCATTAACACCAATGTCACAACCTAGAATGACAAACAAAGGTGGAGATACATTCTATTACGATGTTTCATTATGTTTAACATTTGGTAACGTTACAAACGCTGGTACTTCTAAAATTAATGCTGTTAAAGACAAGAAAAAAGTTGAATTTGCATTACGTACTAAAATTGCTTGTGATAAAAATCACATCAATGGAATTACTACAATGGGTACAATCGTTTCTACGGTACATGGTTTCATTAAAGATGATCCAAATGTTATTAAAAAATATAAAGATGCGCATGTAAGCGAATGGGCTGACATTTTAGGACAAGGTACATACTCTGTACAAGAAGACAATAGTGAATGGGACGAAAAAGCCCCAACACCTGATTTATTTGATAACGAAGATTAATATGAAAAAAGACCTCTTAAACCTTTTAAACAATATACAAGAACACGGGGAAGAAACCCCTACATCTGAACGCTACTTACTAATCGATGGACTTAACCTATTCTTCAGAAATTTTAGTGCTATAAACGCAGTAAATTCAAACGGAGTTCATATTGGAGGTTTAGGAGGCTTTTTTCGATCTTTGGGAGCTTTAATTCGCACCATTCAACCAACACAAGTTTACGTTGTGTTTGATGGTGTGGGTTCCTCAAATAATAGAAAAAACATTATTCCCGAATACAAATCAAACCGAAATGTATCTCGAGTAACTAAACATGAATTATTTGATAATTTGGAAGAAGAAGATGACTCCAAAGTAGATCAAATTGTTCGCATCATCCAATACTTAAAAACGTTACCTGTTAAAACAGTCTCGTTACCTAGAGTAGAAGCAGATGATATTATCGCTTATTTAAGTGATACTTTAATTACAAAACCCGAAGACAGAGCATTCATAGTATCCAGTGATAAAGATTATTTACAGTTGGTAAGCGAGCAAGTAATTGTATATCGTCCAATTGAAAAAGAATATTACACAACAGATACTGTAAGAGAAAAATTCAATGTAACACCACACAACTTCCTATTATATAAATTGTTAATGGGTGATAGTTCTGATGGAGTAACAGGTATTAAAGGATTAGGGGCTAAAGGATTATTCAAGAAATTCCCCGAAATAGCAACACAAGATCTATCATTTGATGATTTGATTGACATTGCTGAAGCTAAATTAAAAGAACACGTTGTTTATGCAAGAGTATTACACGATGTGCCTTTATTAGAAGACAAATATCGAGTAATGGATTTATCTAATCCAATGATGGATGATAAAGATAAAATGTTCATAGATAAATTTGTTGAAGAAACACATTTACAATTCCTTCCTCATACATTTGTTGAAATGTGTAACGAGGATCAACTTGGAAACTTAATTCGAAATACTGAATTCTGGGTTCAAGATATTTTCAAAGAATTGTTGGAAAACCAACAATAAGTTATTAAATTTAAATAAAAGTTATAAAATGACCTTACAATCAATTGATGAATACGGACCATCGTTCCAGATGAAAGTGATATCTTCTTTATTAACACATAAAGAATTTTTACAAAACATAAACGACGTACTAAGTGATGAATACTTTAGTAATCCGGCTCATAAATGGGTTATAAACCAGATAATTCAATATTACGAAAATTATCATACAACCATTTCAATGGACATCTTGAAAGTTGAAATGAAAAAATTGGATAATGAAGTACTTAAAGTATCTGTTAAAGAACAATTACGTGAAGCCTATAGAGCGGATATTGAAGATTTAGAATATGTTCAAGGTGAGTTCTCTACGTTTTGTAAAAACCAACAATTAAAAAAAGCATTACTAAACAGTGTTGATTTATTGAAAGCTGGAGATTATGACTCAATCAAATATATGATTGAATCAGCAATGAAAGCAGGACAAGATAAAAACATTGGACACGAATATAAAAAAGATACTGAATCACGTTACCGTGAAGATCATAGATCAATTGTTCCTACTCCTTGGGAACCAATTAATGAATTAATTCAAGGTGGTTTAGGTAATGGAGATTTAGGATTGATTTTTGGTAATCCTGGAGGAGGTAAGTCATGGACTTTAGTTGCTTTAGGTGGACATGCTGTTAAAATGGGTTATAATGTTATTCACTATACTTTAGAGTTAAGTGAGGCATATACTGGAAGACGATATGATGCTTTCTTCACTGGAACACCCGTAGATCAATTAGAAAAACATAAAGCAGAAGTAGAAACCCTAACAGCTGAATTACCAGGAGAATTGATTATTCGTGAATATCCTATGGGAAAAACCACAATAAATACAATAGAATCTCACATTAAAAAGGTAATTGATTTAGGAATCCAACCAGATCTTATCTTAATAGATTATATTGATCTTCTTTCAACAAGAAAAAGAAATGTTGATCGTAAGGGAGAGATTGATGATATTTATACAAGCACGAAAGGATTAGCTCGCGAATTAAACATACCAATTTGGTCGGTTTCGCAAGTAAATCGCGCGGGAGCCAAAGATGATATTATTGAAGGTGATAAAGCGGCGGGATCATATGATAAAATGATGATTACCGATTTATCACTTTCCTTATCAAGAAAGAAAGAAGATAAAGTTAATGGAACTGGAAGACTTCATATTATGAAAAACAGATACGGTATGGATGGTTTAACTTTCCAAGTAGATGTGAATACATCAAACGGTCATATTGCTGTTGGAGATCGTTACGATGAGGAAGCAGATACAGTTGCACCAAAGAAACAGTCAAACGATAACTTTGACGATTTAGATAAAAAGATGTTATCAAATAAATTTTTTGAACTAAACACATGATTACAGAACTAAGACCCCATTACAAACCGTTTGAATATCAAACAGCATTTGAATTTTACAAAGATCAACACAGAGCACACTGGTTAGCAGATGAAGTTCCATTATCTTCAGATTTAAATGACTGGAAACTTAAATTAAGCGAATCAGAAAAAAGCTTAATTGGTAATATCTTGAAATCGTTTGCTCAAACCGAAACGTATGTCAACGATTATTGGGCAACAAAGGTAGCGGTATGGTTCCCTAAACATGAAATCAAAGCTATGGCGTGTGCATTCGCTGATTTTGAATCAATACATGCTGAGGCTTATGCTCGTTTAAATGAAGAACTTGGGTTAGATGATTTTCAAGCATTTATGGAAGATGAGGAAGCAAAAGCTAAAATTGATCGTTTAGTTGAATTACCTGGAGACACACTCCGCCAAAAAGCACTTTCACTTGCTATATTCTCAGCATTCACAGAAGGTGTTAATTTATTTTCTTCATTTGCTATTTTGATGTCTTTCCAATTACGTAACTTGATGAAAGGTACAGGTCAAATTGTAGAATGGAGCGTACGTGATGAGTCATTACATTCAAAAGCTGGATGCTGGTTATTCAGAACATTAATTGAAGAAAATCAAGAACTAGATACCCATGTATTAGCAGAAGAAATTTACGATGCCTGTGATTTATCAGTAAAATTGGAATTTGACTTTATTGATAAAGCATTTGAAATGGGTGAAATTGAAGGTTTGAATAAAGCTCAATTGAAAAACTTTATTAAAGAACGTGCTAATCAAAAATTGATTGAACTAGGTTATAATCCTTTATACAACGATATCGATCCTAATCTTTTGAAACAAATGGAATGGTTCGGACATTTAACAAGTGGTAAAACACATCAAGATTTCTTCGCAGGAAGAGTAACAGATTATTCAAAATCAACCGCTGACTGGAGCGATTTATAAAAACAACAAATGAGCAAATTAAACGTAGACACAAGTAAATGGGTGAAGGGTAAAGATTTCCCTGAATGGATGGATGAAATTGGAACTTCAATCATTTCACAAGGTTACTTATTACCAGAAGAAAATGTATTTAAAGCATTTAATCGAGTAAGTAAAGCATCAGGACGTCGATTAAAACGTAAAGATTTAGTACCATTCTTTTTTGAAGCAATGGAAAAAAATTGGTTATGTTTAGCATCTCCTGTTTTATCAAATTTAGGTACCGAGAGAGGTATGCCTATCTCATGTTTTGGAATTGATACAGACGATTCAATTGAAGGAATTGCATTAGCAAATTCTGAGTTGATGCGTTTATCATCTCAAGGTGGAGGTGTAGGTATTGGTTTATCTCGAATTAGAGGTAGAGGTAAAGAAATAGCAGGTAACGGAACATCTGAAGGTGTAGTTCCATGGGCTAAAATTTATGATTCAACAATATTGGCAACAAACCAAGGTTCAGTTAGAAGAGGTGCAGCTTCTGTAAACTTACACATTAATCACCCGGATATTGAAGAATTTTTAATGATTCGTCGACCAAAAGGTGATGTAAACCGTCAATGTCTTAACTTACACCAGTGTGTAGTAATTGATGATGACTTTATGAATAAATTAGAGGATAAAGAACCACGCGCTTTAAGATTGTGGGGTGAGATCCTTAAAACACGTTTAGAAACAGGTGAACCATACTTAATGTTTGAAGATAATATTAACAACAATAATCCTCAAGCATATAAAAATAACAATTTGCATGTTTCGATGACAAATATTTGTTCTGAAATTGCACTTTACACAGATCCATTACATTCATTTATTTGTTGTTTATCTTCATTGAATTTAGCACGTTGGGATGAATGGAAAGACTATAAATTCGAAAATGGTATGACTTTACCTGAATTATCATGTTGGTTCTTAGAGGGTGTATTACAAGAATTTATTGATAGAGCTAAAAATGTTAAATTCATGGAAAACACTTACCGTTCAGCTATTAAAGGTAGAGCAATTGGTATTGGTGTTTTAGGATGGCATACATTCTTACAAGAAAAAGGTATCCCATTTGCAGGTTTACAAGCAAATTCTTACACTCGAATCATGTCTCAATTTATTGAGGAAGGAGCATTAAAAGCATCTCGTGACCAAGCAGCTGAATATGGAGAACCAGAATGGTGTAAAGGTACAGGTTTAAGACATACACATCATCTAGCAATTGCACCAACAGTATCAAATGCTAATATTTCAGGTGGTGTTTCACCTTCAATTGAGCCAATCCCAGCAAATGTATTTAACTTGAAAACAGCTAAAGGTACATTTATCAAGAAAAACCCAACATTGGAGCGTTTACTTGAATCTAAAGGATTTAATATCGATAGTATTTGGGAACAAATTGCTAAAGATAAAGGTTCGGTAGTAGGTTTACCTGATCATATTTTATCTGCTGAAGAAAAAGAAGTATTCTTGACATTCAAAGAAATTAACCCATATGAAATCGTTCGCCAAAATGGTATCCGTCAAAAACATATTGATCAAGCTATTTCATTAAACTTAACATTCGATCCATCTGATTCACCTAAATA